CACTAGCACTAGCTTGTGTATAGGCGGCCTGTAGTTTAGCACGTTCAGCTTCTCCAAGACTCTGCATCTTGCGTTGGAAGGCAGCCTGTTCTGCGGCTTTTTTTTGATCTTCTTCCAGTTTCTTACGATTAACACCGGTAAACTGAGTTATCTTGTCTAGTTCGGTCAAATATCCAGCAGTAGCCTCAGTCAGCTGTGTTGTGTTAGCCATTTCAGCTTTGTTTCTGCCCCCTGTAGCCGCTATATAACCGATCATGCCTTCATTGACCTGCTCGGTAGTCATGCCCAGCGACAATAGTGCAGAACCTGCGTCGCTCTTGAGCAGTGCGTTGCTGGCGATAGCAAAGGACCTAGCACCGTCGTTAGCCGATCCGCCCATCTTGGCCAGTGTAGCACCATTGGCAGAAACCACACGACCAAACTCTTCTAAGGTCATGTAGGTCTTAGCCGCAGCCACTCGGAGGTCAGTTAGGCTACCGCCAAAGTTTACACCTGCAGAAGTAGTCTGCTGGTATACCTTCATGTTCTGTTCTTGGAATTCGGCTAGTTTAGATAGGCCAAATGCTACGGCACCCGCAGGACCCGGCAGTGCTTCGAAGTTTTTTAGGACGCCGCTCATGGTGGCGTTGCCATTGCTCATGGCTCTTAGACTGTCTACGAATCCAGCAAAAGCTACATATTTGAACTGATGCAGTGTTTCTATAGCTTCTTTAGTGGACTGATCCATAGCGGATAGTCCCTTGTCGGTGTCGCTTAATCCCCTAGCTGTGCGTTCCGCTTCGTCGGCTACCTTCTTTATAGCCTCGGTATCGACTCCGGCTTTGGCCGCTAGGGCACTCAGCATAGCTGAGTCAGCTGTAGCTACATTTAATAGAGATCTAAGGGTAGATTCTGTAGCCGCGTTGTTAAGTTCTATAGGATCGTTACCTAGCAATCCGGTTACTTCAGCCATTTGTTTTCCCTGGTTTTATGCGCATATAAATAATATTAGGAGATGAGGTCCTTATCTTAAAGTTATTTATATGGAGACAAAATAATGAATTCTGCTAATCCGCTGTCTATGTACATGCGCCAACCTAAGATTTATATACGGCTGCCCAGCCAAGGTAAATTCTGGCCAGAGGGCAGTTTAGAGGCCACAGACACGGGAGAATATCCTGTTTACTCTATGACTGCTAAAGACGAGCTCAGTCTAAAAGTTCCAGACGCTCTAATGAACGGACAAGCCGTAGTAGATGTAATACAACACTGCATGCCTAACATAAAAAATGCCTGGCATGTGACTTCTCTAGATCTCGACGTTATCTTGATAGCTATCAGACTAGCCACTTATGGCGAAATCATGACTACCCCTGTTACTGTGGGCGATGGAACAGAAATGGAATATCAAGTAGATCTACGGGTGATCATGGATCAACTACAGAATCAGATCCAATGGATCGATGCTGTTCCTCTTGCCGACAATCTTACAGCATTTGTGCGCCCGTTAAACTATCGACAGATCAGCACAACGGCAGTAAAGGCTTTTGAAACACAAAAGTTGATGCAGGTAGTTAACGATGAAAAGATTGAAGAAGCTGAAAAGGTCAAGATGTTTAGTCAGGGATTCAAGACACTGAGTGATGCCACTATCGCTACGATTAGCGATAGTGTTGATCGTATCGATACTCCACAAGGATCAGTATCAGATCCCAAGATAATTAGAGACTTTGTAGAAAACGCCGACAAGGACATATTTTCCAAAGTAGAACAACATCTACAGACGCTGAGAGACCAAAATGCTATCAAACCTCTGCGTGTAGCAGTCACCGACGAGATGAGAGAAAAAGGCACCACAGGCGATATCATCGAGATCCCTATCACTTTTGATCCTGCAACTTTTTTCGTCTAAGGCTTTTGGAGCTTGATCTTCCAGAGATCGAAAAGCTAGTTAAAGAGTATGATCAAGATTCAAAAGCCATAAAAGATGAGTTATTCAGGATATGTTGGTATATGCGTGGAGGGATCAGCTATACCGAATCCATGAACCTTAGCTATGAGGATCGTGAGATCATAGGTAAAATAATAGAATCAAACTTAGAAACAACTAAAGAATCGGGAATGCCCTTCTTTTAGATCAGCATGTCTAGGAAACTGCTGTAGAATTCTTCGTCTTCTCGTATACCGCGTTGGTTAGCTTTTCTTAGCGTCAACAGTTCATCTTGCGATACTAGTTCGCCACGTTTCTGTTTATCCTGTATGGCCTTAACTGCCGCCACCGTAGCGTTGTCCTGAGCCGCTGCCGCTTGATCAGCCTGCTGTTTAGCTGCCATCTGTTGCCTGACTAGATCTGCTTCAGCTTTTTTCTTAGTGTCAGCATCTGCTCGCATCTGCGCCATACGATCACCAGTAGTCGGTGCTGGAGTAGGAGCTGGAGTAGTTGGAGTTGTAGTAGGAGCTGGAGTAGTAGGAGTTGTAGTAGGCGCGGGTGTAGTCGGAGATGTATTCCTTGCAGGATCTGTATAAGGAAAGGCTTTAGGATCTATATAGCTCTTACCTCTATTGTAGGCTCGAGTTCCTCTAGTATACATGCCCATTAGACCTCCGAGACCTACACCAGCAGTATCAGCTGTTGTTCGTGCTAGTCTATTTAGGCCAGCACCGATTTTCTTACCTAGGCTAAGTTCGCTTAGATTTTGGTCTTCTGATATTAATTCTTCGATTCTCATATTACAGATCCTAATTTGTTAGTTTTATTTATATCAAAGAATGAGCTAAAGCTCATTTGCTCTTTCGCTCTCGCTCAGAGCATTTTTCTTTCGAAGAAAGTATCGCATTATCCAGATTCTTCAGTCACACTTCGCCCAGACAGGGCGAAACGTGTACATTATCCGAGTTCGAACATGTCACACAGCAGTAGAGCATTACAGTGGCGGTTGACCGGTACCACGAGCTCCGTCTTCATTCAACGGCGGTCGGCACATATCTGCTATCATATGTACGGACGTGAGGTTTTTCTCCTCTCTTTTCAGCTATTTTCACTCTTTTCAAACGATCAAACCCCAGCATTAGGGATCGTGGTCCTGTAAAGGATACTGATCGAGTACTCTTAGAGGCGAAGAGATTTTCCTTGACTGTGATCCGAGATCCAGCTCTTGGGGCACCCGAAGTCTGCCGGTGCTTGCATTATTCCTCTATTAGTGCCTGTTTCTTTCGAATGTGTGAGCCATGGATGCGGATCTGTATGATATTGTTATAGTAGTCATCTGACTCCAATACCTTTCTTTCAAACTGTTCACGAGCTTCTACGTATGAACATTCCGCTTTGCTACCGCAGTAGTATAATATTTCTCTTTTGAAGTTTTCTGTGCCTAGTAGTTCTATATCAGCAGTAAGATTAGGCGAACTACCATAGTAGGTCTGCCAATCGCTGTCGATCTTCGATCTGATTTTCTTTTTCTTCTTGGTGCCGTTCTTTAATTTTACAGTCTTGTAGGTCGTTTTACTAAACTTTGCTAATTTTTTGCCTATGTATTTTCTATTGTTTGTTAAATTTGTTATCAGATATACGAATCCTACACAATCTTCGGGTAGAGTTTCTATGAGAGTATTTTGGTAGTACCAGGACATGATACTACTGTTTATCTTCTAAGACTTGCCTTCTCCCGAAATCCTGGGTTTAGGAGGACGTCCCTTTTTAACTGTGAGCTTTCTTTCTGCTTCTGCCTGTAGTCGTGCCTGTTTGTTTTTTATTTTTGCTTCTTTATCGTTCTGTAACTGCTCTTTGTTAGCCTCCATACTAGCCAACCATAGAGCCCTTTGTATCTTTGCTATCTTCCTTAGATGATGCCGGACAGCTTTGCCGGGCTCCATCGCTAGATTTTTGAGAAACAGATTGTGGTGGTTGTTTAGTTCAACCAGGTGTAAGACATATTCTTCGTATAGACGTTTATAATGATCTAGTTTTTCAGTTGACATAGTCTACGCTGTTTGAGTATGATGTGAATCCATTTTCTTTTACCACCTGGAGGACGTTGTTCACACGACCGATTAATTCATCCTTGTGGCTGATCAAGTATATATTCTTGTTGCGTTCTCGTGCCATCTTTTTTAAGACAGATAACCCAGCTTCGATGCCGGCCCCGTCCATTCCCGAATCTAACAGCTCATCTATGAACAGGAGATTGATGCTTTGGTAAAGACCTTCCCATACATCTCGGAAAGCGAAGCTCATAGACAATATCAATCTATTGCGTTCACCTCTAGACAGGTTGTCAAAATCTAGGTCCTGGCCCAGCTGGGTGATCTCCACAGTGAGGTCATTTTGGAAAACCACCAGATGAGGTAATCCCAGTTTGTTGATATAGTAGCCTAATCGCTTGTTTAGATAAGCCAAGTTCTGGTCGATGATCTTCTTGCGCACGAAGCTGTCCTTGCTGGTTAGGAGCTTGTATAAGAATTCCTGATGTTCTTTTAACCGAGTCAGTGTATTGATCAGGTCCCAAGTGATTTCCTGTAAGGCAGTCTTCTTGAGTTCTTCGATCTGTTCGTCATAAGGATTGATTTCCTCGATGCGAGCTGTGAGAGTCTTTTCTAAACTGTCTACATTATTCTTGTGTCCTAGTGCTTCTGCTTCTGTATCGTAGAATGTATTAGGCCTATGTGCTAGATCACCTATTTCATTGATAGCCGAATCAACAGCCGCTAGTTCTTTTCTTATGTTAGCCTGATATTCTGCGGCATCTGAGAGATTCTTCTCAGCACCTGCGGTCATCTCGGTGTGTTTGTGATCCTGTAGCTGTTGTTCGCAAGCCGGACAAGACTTATCCGCCAAGCGTTGTATCTCTTGTGTGTATTTGTTTACGGTTTTATCAGCCTGTATCAGCGCAGATTCGAACGTGGCCTTCTGTCTGCGTAGGCTAGTCGACTGGGTATTCTTCTCAGTCCATACTTTTAATTCTGAATGGGCGGTGATCTCTTGATCAATATCAACAGATTCTAGCTTCATTATGGCCTTGCCTAGAGATTCGATATCAGTTTCTCGCTTGGTTTGCCAAGCCGAACTCTTGATGATCAAGCTGTCTATACTCTTTTGTACATTCTCATTGGCGCTCTTGATGCTTTCGATCTTGAAGTTTTCCAGCTGTATCTGATCTTTGCTTTCTTTGATCTGTAGTTTTAGACTTTCTGCCTTTTCACTTAATAAAGTGATACCTAATAACTGTTCGATGATCTCTCTCTGATCAGCGGCCTTCATGCTGAGGAAAGGTTCGGTATAGGTATTCAAGGCCACGAGATGCTTGAAAACAGTATGCGACATCTCCAGCATCTGTTCGATGGCTTTCTGGGTCTCTCGACTATCCCCCTGTGCGTCATCTTCTGCATCGTCGGTTTTGATCTGGCTGTCGTTAACATATAATCTCAACAGATTGGGTTTGCGACCTCGCTCTATGCGATAGTGATTTCCATCTTTTTCGAACTCTACGGTGACCAGCATGGCCTTGCCGTTGATCTTGTTGATTAGATTTTCTTTGCGTATGTTAGTCAGCGCCTGTCCATACAGTGCGTAACTGAGTGCGTTGATGATAGTAGTCTTGCCGGTACCGTTCCTTGACCCCGAATCATCTCCTCCTAGGTCTAGGTTGCTACCTAATACCAGTGTGAGATGTTCTCGGTCGAAATCTACAGCCTGCGTCTGATTACCTACGCTCATGAAATTCTTCACGGTGATGTTTTTTATCTTAAAGGGCATATTATAAGTTGTTGTATATTTCTAATAGCATGTTTCGATCGAACTGTTCGCTTTCGATGTTTACTAGTTGTTCTGTCACGATCTGATCTACAGACTCGAACCGCGTATCTCCGGTGTCTTCTGCATAGCCGTCTAGGTTTGCTTTATCCTGTACTAGGCTTATCTCTCGTATGTCGTAGTTCTTAGCGAACTCCTCTTTGATAAAATTAGCTTCTTCGAAGCTGATATCTATGTCTAGATTGACCTTGAGATGCATCTTTGACTTCATGATCTCATCTTTTCGATCGATCAGTTCAGATAGTTTAACGGCTCGATATTTAGGACAGTCGGGCCAATCGATAAATTCTGGTGTGCCTCCCCACTCCAGGATCATCATGCCTCTCTCATCATCCCAGTTGTCTGCAAAATTGTGCGGAAATGCGTTGCCTATGTACCAGATATTTCCCTTGTTCTGTCGTTTGTGGAAGTGTCCTGAGAACACATATTCTGGTCCTGAGAAAGCATCTGCCTGTAGCTCACCGTGATCGGGCATCTGTACCATGGCATTCATGAAAAACAGAGGTAATTCTAGATGACCAAACACATAGCGACTCTTGATCTTTTCCATAGTTCGCCATTCATCGCCTACTAGCCAAGGAACCAGGGTGACATCATTAAGAGTCGTAATACCATCTACGACAGTGACTCCTGGAATGTGCCTGCCAAAGGCACTGGAATGAATGTCACGCTTGTCCTTGTAGAAGAGATCGTGATTGCCGGGGAACCAGAAGAACTGCTCAAAGGCAGCGCCTAGTTTTTCTAGTAAGGTAAGAGATGTATTAAGAGTATATAGATTTAAGCTATTTCTATTGTGGCTCCAATCACCCATAAAAATACAGGTTTCACAGTTGGCTTTTTTAGCCTCGTCGATAAACCAGTCTACATATTCTTCACAATCTTTTAGATGAACCAAGCTGTTGGACTTAAGGCCAACGTGGAGGTCTGTAAATACTGCTACCTTCTTAAATAATCCCATTAAACTTCCTTGGCTCTATAACCATTGTAAAATTTTCCATCTTTTGATTTTTCTAAAACTGTTTTTGCCCATTGGCCTGTATGCCTCTGAAATTCACTCTTACTAGAGAAGTATAACACCTTGCCATCCTCTGTTTCAACCTCTAATTTCTTCGAAACTTTTTTTGCTCCTTTGAGTCCGTTAGCTCTGTTTTGTTCTTGTAATTTTTCTTGATTTTCTTTTTGCCATTTGAGTATTCTTTGTCCTTTTTCTTTTTTAATATCTGGATTTGTTTTATAGAATTCTTTTAGCGTGGAAGATTTTTTTTGATAAATTTCTTTTGTATGTAGGTGGCTAGTTAAAAATTTTCTATCCTCCGCGGTAGTATTCGCCCATTTGATTGTTTTATTATATTCTCGAAAATTCTCGCCTAATGCTTTTTTAATTTCGGTAATTTCGACGTCTGTAAGTGCTTGAAGATCATGCACGCCTAACCCGTCGCCTCCGGGGGTAGAGTTTAATCCGTTTTTGTATGAATCAAACTGTTTTATATAGTTGATTTCCGCTAATGCGAGTTTTCCTATAGAAATAAACCCATCCTCTAGTATTTCAACAATTGAATCTTCTATATTGTATTTGGCCATGGCCCTGTGTAGTTTTGTTTTGGAGGATTTATGAGCTAGTTGTTGGTGTGTTTTCCATCGAGATAATTTATAAGATGGCTTTGTATCCATTCCGATATAAACCTGATTTAATGGAACTACTGTAATTTTATATATAAACATATTTCAATCCTAAATGTATGTTATTATTTATACATTTAGGATCAAACTCAAGCCGCAGGTTCTTCGACATCGTCTGCAAGATCGTCTTCGCTCTTTGGCATACGCATATTTTTATAAAGCTCAGCCTGTCGGGCGATTTCTTCTGCGTATTCTTGAGAATGCTGTCGTGTCATGCTGGGAGTCAATCCAGCATCTTCTAAGAGATCGTCTCGGATGTTCTGGCTTTTCTTTTCTAGATTGAGTATTCTGGTAAACGAGTTAGTAACCGCGGCGGTATAATAAGCGAATGGGTTTTCTGATTTGGATTCGTCGAACTGTAGTCCGATCTGGCTCAGCTGTAGGATAGCCTGTCCTTTCATCTCTTCGATATAGGTATAACCTCTCCAGTTGGCACGCTGGGCATATCTTTCTGATAGTTTGATGAACATGCGACCTAGATTTTCAGTAATGCGTCCGTGTTCTTTGCTGTACTTGCCAGTTTTCATTCCACCCTTCCAATGGCTCTTACCTACACAGATCAGTTCGTCTGCGTCATTGAATTTCCAGTGCTGGAATGGAGGAAAGTTTACTTTATCGTGACCGTCCGCGGTGCTCTTGACCGTTTTTTTGCGTCCTGGAGCTAGAGGAATATGATCAAAAGTCATTATGCGTATCACGATATCGGTCTTGTCGATGGTTTTATAATCCGGAGTACACTCTGCTAGTTTGATCTTCTTGTCTCCAGCTAGTCTGGCTTCTGTAAAAGCCGCGATACCTATCCTCTTAGCACGGGCTCGTTTGGCTTCTGCTATGGTCCTGATATTGACCTTATCAAGACTGGTTAATATTATGTCATGTTGGCTATATTCTGGTTTGGTAAAACTAGAATAAGAACACTTGCTACGATGTATTTCTGCTAATAAATCTCTGTTGTTGAGGTATTTTACCTTTCTTGTGGTTAATCCAATAGTCATATTATTATCCTTATGATTTGATTATAGCATAGAACTGTGGCGTGTCAACCACAGATATTAAGTTAGCAGTTTATTTATTGGTTAAATACAATATAAGGAAAAACAATGGCAGATAATCCAACCAACCCTAGTAAATCAGACCTCGCTAGGCTAGAAAAACTATTTAACGCCACGGTCTTAGGCGAACCTCGAAACCTTAAACTAGCCAATGCGGGCGGCATGGAGACCCTATACGACGAGATGGGAAATGTAGTATATTCTAATCCTGTTGTTACCGGACCTCCTAAAGGAGCCATACCTACAAAACCTATATCGGCTCCTGTAAATAATGTGACTTCTGTTCCTACCATACCTGATCTGCGGGTAAGGATACGTGTTCCGATTGATTATATCACACCTCTCACTGCCGGCGGAAGAAACGAATTAAGAGATTTAAACGGAATCATTTTCCCCTATACTCCTACGATCAACACAGAATGGAAAGCAGACTATACTGATATAAAACCAACCCACAGCAACTATGCTGTTAATTTTTATAGAAACAGCAGTGTAGCTGATATTTCTATACAAGGAAAGTTTACA